GACTTGTGGAGCTTCCTTGCGTAAAATTAGGTATAACTGGCACAGCGTAACAAGGAGCAGATATAACAAAGCCAAAAAGAATTAACCTCCTCATTCAATTTTTAAATCAACTACAAATTGACCTGTTAATACAATACCTGTTCCAGTTCCTGGTGTCAGCGTCATACTATGGTTATCTAAAGCAACAGCTGCAGTTCCTACACTTCCTGCACTTGTAGAAGTTAGATCAGAAAAATTAGAAACAGTTCCTACAGTAGGAGCAGAACCAGATGTAGCATCACCTTCTAAATAGCTAGTAGAAAATGAAAATGCTTCTCCTGCAGTAGACTGAACTACAGAACTAGGAAAACTAATAGCAGGAACTCCGTTAGTTGTACTTCCAAATCCTCCAACAGTTGCAGCTGAATTTGAATCAGTTGTAGTTACATTATTTCCACTTATGCTATAACTAGAGCCAATTTTATCTGCAGAAGTAGCAGCTGAAAGCGATTCAAACTTTACGCTAGAAGAAATACTATGAGTCATATCGGCATAAACAGGAGCCGAAAATAATAAAAGAATTGGTAAAAATTTTTTCATTTTTTTTCTATTCCTACTTTAGATTTTGAATTGTCAACTATTTTAACATTACCATTCAGTTTCTTTTTGTCAGTAGCCTTTTTGACATTTAAACCATAATTAGACATGACTGCACTTAATAAACCTGCAGCGAAAGTAGTATCAATTTGTCTTGTAGGATTTGGATTAAAGTAAGACCAAGAAATAACAGCTAAACTCCAACCAAGAATAACAAGCTGAACTGCATTACCTATTATTCCAGGACCCTGTTTTTCTTCCTGATCTTCCATAAAAATTAAATTTCTTGTTTAATACTAGCAATTTAGCTATGTTTAGAAAAACAAACAATTTAATGATTCGTATTCTTAAACCTATTCTTTTAACTTTTTGCAAAACTAATGCAGTAAAAAAGTTAATACTTGATCTTCTTAAAGCTTTAGTTAAAAGTACAGATAATACTGTAGATGACCAAATAGTTGATTATATAGAGGCGAATTTATGGCCTAAAGAAAAATGATTAAAAAATTTCTAAATATAGAAATAGAAGAACCGCCTGTAGAGCTAGAACTATCTGTAGAAATGCGTTGTAGAGATATTATGGAAAGTGATGATATAGATAATATAAAAAGATATTGTACTCATTTAATTAGACATCAAATGAAACAAGATGTATTTCTAGCATCTGTTTTAGGTAGGTTAGTAGAGTTAGAAGCAGTTGTTGCCTGTATGGCTGTTAGAAAACGTCGTAAGGGCTTAAAATATGTTTTATGGCGTATAAGTCAGATATTTAAAAGAAAGCCATCTAAAGCGAAATAAAGCTATTCAAAATATTTATAGACAAGATCATAATCACTAAAATTTTTACAGCTAATAATTAAACCTTCTACTAATTCACCTAATAATTCTTTTTCTTTACCAGTACTTTCTTCTATAGCTTTTGCTAATTTGCCTGGAACAGTTCTATCTCGAGGAAAACGATTTGTTAGTTCTACTGCTTCTTCGTAATTCATAAAAGTTTTAATGCAGAATTTAAATTATCATCAACCCATTTATACAGTGAAGGTGCCTTTGTCTGCAATCCATTAGGGTCAAAAATATACATAGTAAATGCTTCAGCAAATTGTTCAAATCTATTTTTTTTAGCATAAGTACTAACAAATTTCAAATCTCCTCTAGTCCACTCTGTAAAAGCACCAGCACCAGATCCTTTAAAATGTACCTGATGACCTATTTCGTGAACCATAGTAGAAAACCACGAAACATCTCGGTCATGTATAGATGTAGTGCTTGGAACTTCTACATTTCTAAAAACATATCTAGATTTATCTCGTAAATCTTCATTTAAAATTGCTTTTTTCTGTTTTATAAAGTTTTTAATATCGGTTTTATTTAAAGGTTTTGCTACTTCATATAATTTTGTATTTACTACAGAACTTGTTGTAGTTGTATAACCTGAATATCCTTTACCGCAAGGTTTTAGCATATTTCTCATGACTCTTTCAAAATTTTTACCTTCGCCCTGTCTAATAGCATCTTTAACAGCAGAAAAATATTCTGCCTGTTCTCTATTATCTGCAGCAGTTTGGAAAACATCAAAAGCCTTTTCTGTAGTTTTTAACTGATCTCTAATAGCTTTTTTCGAGTATCTAGCAATCTGGTTTTTATTCCACCTTTCATCACGCATAGCAAAATTATTAATTTGTTTAGTTTTTTTCAAAAATTCACGCATTTTTTTACTATTTTCTGCAGTTAACCCTCCTACACTTTCTAAACTAGTTAGTGAATCAGAAATCATTTTTTCAGTTCCACCAAACTTAGCTGTATATTCTGCAGCTTTTTTAGTATCAAAAACTCCAGTAGCTATAGAAGTAAATGGTTTTTCTTTTGTTATAACTGGAGTATCTTTAATAAAAGATTCGGCTTTAACTCTAGGTTTACGTAATTTTCCATATTTTTTTTCTAATTGTTCTAACGATAATTCAGTTCCATCATTTCTTATTAACTGTCTAATAGCAGTTTGACCAGAACTACCTTTTTTTCTTGCTAATCGTTTAAAAAAACGTACGCGGTCTAAACTTCCAAGAGTTTTAATCTGTAATTCTTCATCTTGATTTAAAAGCCAGTCACCATAAGCCTGACTTTGTGGAACTCTTCCTGTAATACTAGGTCGGGTATCTAAAAAAGTTTCTGGTGGTTCTTCTAGTCCAGGATATTTTTTCTTTAAATTTTTAAAATCTACTACTGGAACTGTTGTTGATCTGCAATTAAAATGCTGAGGTGGTGTTGGTCCTTTATTATATGCAAACTCTTGCCCATCTAACCTTTGACAGATAGGACTTGTTCTGGAATCTAATGTAGCTACATATTCATATTTAGGAGCTATTTTTTTATTAGCGGCGTAAACTGCCTGACTAGCTTCGTTTCTAACTTGATTTATAGATGTTCTAACTATAGTCTGAACTTGATAATTAGCTAATTTAATACTTTCACCGCCACGATTAGCTAAACGTTTTACTGTCTGTTTACCCATACTACGAGCAGTTTCAAATTCTAATTTTCCTACTAATCTTCTTGCTATCTGCTGTGTAGTTTGACCAGAAAATACTCCAGATCTTATAGCTAAAGCTAGTTTCTGCTGTTGACCTACAGCTATTCCTCTAAATGCTTTTTCTACAGTATCTCCATTAGGTAAAGTTATTGTTGCGCCTTGTCTAGCAGTTAATTCGAATTTACCCGAACCAAAATTTTTAAAATCATCTTCTGTAAATTTAGAACTGGTAAAAATATTAACCTGTGTAGGGTCTGTATAAATTACTGATTCTGCATATTTAGGACTTATAGCAACACTGTTGATTGGAATATTACCTGAAGCAGTTACTTTTTTTAATTCATCTACAATAAAATCACGTTGAAGTAAAGCTACACCTTGCAACTGACTTTTAAAATCTTTAGCAGATGTAGTTGACCATTTATTAAGACTGTCTTTAGCCTGTTTTATTATTGATCTTAATCTTTTTCTTGTCTGTGGAGCTACAATTACTGCTTCGCCTGCTTTTGCCTGGGCAATATTTATCTGTTTTAGTTGTTTAGCAGCAGAAATAATTACTTTGTTATAGGTAATTGCATATTCTTTAGCAACTTTATTACTAAATCTATTTAAATCAATTGTTTCTCTAAAAAATACCTCAGGAATAGACACATTAATTATCTTCCTCTACTGGTTCCATGTCTATTAATCCGCCATTCTGCGTACTTTCTAGCTCTTCTTCTACATTAAAATCATCTCCGAGTACTTCATTTTCTGATAATTGATCTAATAATGTTTTCTGGCTTATAGTTCCAGCTGTATAAAGAGCAAGTAGAGCCTGTATTTCTTGAGGTTCTAATCTAGCAGCTAAGAAATCTCTATTAACAAAACAGTTACCAGAAGAGCTTTCATTTAAGTATTCAGAATGAAATTTTAAACAATTATCAATTAAATCCTGCAT